ACTTAGCTTGAGTTCCATTAAATACGTTTCTAACACGCTCACGTGTAGGACGTTCTATTGTAGTTCTAGTAAGTGCCTGTTCTTTTTTCTCTTCAATTGTTAATGCTTTAGCCATAATTGTTCTCCTTAATTCCAGTCGTATGAGTCAACATACTCTTGTTTAGATTTGATCCATCCTTGTTTAATGAATCGATCACATGCTTGTCTTGCGTCATCAGGTAGGTTATCATAAGATTTCTTACCAGATGTTGTACCTCCCCTAACGTTACCAGTAGAATCTACTGCACTACCCTTAGCTTTTTTACCTAAGGTTTTATGGGGAAAATACTCCACAATCTTTTCGTCAAGCTTGTCTAAAAAAGCACGACCAGACAGGTGGGGGAATTGTCTTCTTACCGATGCTCCTAATCCATTAGCTACGTCAGTCATTTCAACGTCGTCTCCAAACCATTGATTACGACCTAACCAGCTTTGTAAATCAGGGTCATTTGGTATGCTGACCTGTGCTTCAGTTTTAGTAGGTTCTTCAGCTTTTTTCTTAGCTTCAGCCTTTGCTTCTTTCTGAGCATCTTTTAATGAATCAATTTGATCGTCAATATCAACTACCAAATCTCCATCCCCTGCTGCAATTGCTTCTCGTTTTTGACTTTTTAACTGGGCAATCTGTACTTCATATTCAGCTGCCTTACGTTCAAAAGACTCTTGTTGGAATGCTTTAAATTCCTCAACGGATGCTTTTATGCTGTCAATTTCTTTGGCTTTTTCATCCAACTTCTTCATAAGTAATTCATTATTCTTACGGAGAATAGGATTAATTTCTTTACCTCGTTTTACAAAAACTTCTGCATCTACCCAATCTGAATCTGATCCTCTAAATTCTTCTTTAGGAACCCAACCAAAAATGCGGGCTTCTTTTTCAACTTGGTGTTGCTCTTGTTCTTGTTGCTCAGTATTTACTTCTTGTTGCTCTACTTGGTTTTCTTCTGACATATGGTTTCCTTTAATCGACTATTGCTACAACATCTAAATCATTTATGATTCGATATTCTTTTTCGTCATCGCCTGTATAGATTAGGCCTGAGTACTTACCAAAGATTACATGATCTCCAACGTCAGCCCAGGGGCTTGGTTGATCTAACCATGCAGTATTGCCTAACTCGACAATAGTACCTTTTAGTTGTGCTAGTCTTTCCCTATCTCTATTTTCACCGACTGACAAAATAATACCGCTCTGTGTTACTTCTTCTACTGGATCTGGGAGTATTAAAACTCTGTGACCCTTAGGATGAATTCCACTAGTATTTTGCATCTTCTCTTGCTCCTTCTACTAAATCCTCATATGTTAAATTAAGGATACTTAATACTGCACTACATCTTCCTTTTATTTCTACTTCATTGTCCACGTTACCACGGACAAGCATTTCTTTTAGATATTCCCTATCATTGTGTAGGGATTTCTTGAGTGCCTTGGTCACTGGGTTGTCCACCCATTCCAAGAATTCCTGTTGCGTTATCGTCATACTTTACTGCTCCCTCGGTTGCTTTCATCATTAAATCAATAGACTTAAGAATGCCATCTTGATGAGCTTTAGCTGCACCTAACTTAGTTTGTAACATTGCAATATCGTGACCTGCTTGAATACCGCCTGCCTCTTCAAGTGCTTTAGCTGCTTCTGCTTCCATTTTAGCTATCTTAGCCTTGTTTACTTCTGCCTCTTGTTGTAGTTTTAATACACCAAGTTTAAACTTAGTCTCAAGTGAAAGTTTACGTTCTTGAGCTTTAATTTGTTCAACTTGAACCTTAACATCTGGACCGCTTTGGATAGCGTTAGGACCTTGAGGATCTGGTAGAACTTCATCAATATTAGGTATTTTAAGTGCTTCAAGGTAACGTTTCATTACATTGTACACATTAAAGCCTGGAACCATTAAAGCTGTTTGTTTTAAAGTTTCAGCTTGCATAATACGTTGTACATCAGATACTACATGTGGATCTGCTGCAGGACGAATGTCTGTGCTATTATCTTGATAGTCTGTAGCTAGAACACCACCACCTGCAAATTTAGTTTCTTCTGGTAGGTATAGTTGATTTAAACGATAGACTTTACGAATCTCTTCATTTAAAGCTCTATAGGTACGTTTAAATATACCAGCAAATACTTTCATACCTTGTTCTGCCATAGTACGTGACGTTTCTGCAGGAGTATTCTGACCTACATTCTCACCTACCATAATGTCTGTAGAACCTACAATTCTTTCACCATAGTTAACAAGTGTTGTTAATAGTGTGTAAAGAACTTGACTTGGTTCACGAACAGGTAATGGATAAATACCTTTAGCTAAATCTTCTCCAGTAGAATCTACATGTTTCCATTCCATAGGAGCAAAGTTATAGTTACCACCACGAATCTTAATACCTCTTGAAAGGAATCCACCTGCTGTGTTAGCCATTGTGCCAGCATCAACAAGTTGGTTAATAATTGTATTAATAGATTCGTTTAGTGGTCCTAAAAGAATACCAAAACCAATATCATAAAAACCACCATCAGGTGAAGGTATGAATGAATACTTAGTAAAATAACTCTCAGGTTTAATATTTAAGATTTCATTCTTATCATTTCTTTTAATCGATGTCTCAAAATAGTTAGCAACAATACGAACTACTTTACGAGTATCTTTATGTACTGTAATGATGTACGGTTCTTTAAAACCATCACCATCTAAATCTTCCCAACGATGCTGTTCAATAAACTCAAAAGGAGTACCAGGATCTGATTGAGGTTGGTAAACACCTTGAGCTTGATCTTGTGCTTGACTTAGATCATCTTCTTGAATAGTTTGTTGTGGTCTAATTTTAAAGTCATCAGTCCAAATACCACGACGTTGTCTAGATAAAACATCATTAACTGATAAGTAAAGAACATGTGATTGACGATTACAGTCTTTTAAATTCTTAGTCCAGTAAGAGACAACAAAATCTTTAGCTAATACATTTTCTGATATTGGATGATCTTCATTAAAGTCCCAATATGTTTTCTTAAATGCACAACCAACAATAGGTACTGTAATAAGCACCTTGTCCATTTCTGATTCCCAGCATTCATCTTGTTTTAATAACTGGTAACTCATGTGTTTTTCAACACGTTTATTTCTGTCTTCTATTTCTTTTGATGCTCTAGGATCAAGACTCATAGATGAGTCATAATCGACTTTAACAATCTGATCACTAGGTATTAAAGCAGGATAAGCTCTACTATGGAACTGTAATGCTGCAATAGTAACTAATGGAAACTTGATATTAGATGCATTAGTCCAAGGGAATGATTTAGCTTCTGATACTTGAAGAGCTAACTTCATAGCGTTTTCTACACGTTTTTCCCATTGAATACGTGATTCTTTATCTAGGTTAAACTCATTAATTACATGATAACCGATAGTATTAAGAGCTCTTTCATCTAACAAATCTGCTATGTTAGGAGAAGCTAATAATTTATTAATATTTAATTTTACGTCTAGTTCCATTTAATATCCTGTTATTTGTGAACGTCCATCGTTTGTTGAAGAACGCTTAGCCATTTGATATTCATACTCATCTTCCTCTTCAGGAGAATCAGCGTCTTGTACTTGGTCTACAATAAGACCTAACCAACTTAAAGCATCCACCTGGTCATCATGTCTAGCTTTAGGGAAGCGAACCATCTCTTCTTCTAAGTCAGGATACCAAGCAGCACTCTTGTCAAACTTAACCCCTCCAGCTCTAAACCTAGCTTGAAATGATCGTGCTCTAGTTTGTTTATCTTTTGTAGGAGTCATAGGGAACAGACTCATGTATTGTTGTCTAGCTAACTGCTCACGTCTTAGTATAGGACCAAGAGCTTTTTCAATAGCTCCTCGTTCTGTTACAAAGTACTGAGGTTCATATTTCTTTTGTACTGCAAACATCTCTTCAACAATTTCTAAGGAATCCCATCTTCCTCGTCGAATGTCTACGATATTCATTATACCATCTGAATCAATACCACCAATAGCAATGACAGTATAATCGCTACGCTCTCTAGTAGAGATGGCGAAGTCAACTGCAGCATAGTAAGTAAGTTTCTTTTCTTTGTGTTTAATTGCATCTAGTGTAAACTTTGGTATCTCAATAAAGTCAGGACGCTTAAAGTAAGCTGTCGACTCATCAATTGGATAGTTTAAAAACTCTTGAGCATATACTTCAGGAATACCCTGTTTAGTATAATCTTCTTTCTTAGTTTGAAAGAACTCTGCATTATATCTATCATTCCATAGTATATGTTGGTAATCTTCTGAGTGAGCTCTGTATCTTACAGATCTCCACTCTACACGTTTCCGTGTTGAATATGTTTTTAG